GTCAGTGCAAAAACTTCACAATAGCCAACTACGTTGTGAACAATATGTGCAGGATCTACTAGACGGAATCGATAACAACATTACACTGTGTAGTATTTTTGACGAAGCATACATCCAACATCTGCTTCGGCATCACGGTTACGAAATACAATGTAACAAATTAAACACATTTCCTAAGACAACATTGTGTTTAAAAAAGATAATATATAAAATATGACTTTTTGTTATTCTCCCTGGACCAACGTTGATATCAGTCCTCAAGGCGCCATTTCACCTTGTTGTAAATTTCAAATAGCCAAGTATAATCAAAAGTTTAATATACAAACTGACACACTCAGTGATTATGTTGGGAGTGCCTTTTTAACAGAAATTAAGCAGGATTTTGTTCAAGGCAAGTGGCCCCAGGGATGCGAACGCTGTCAAATTGAAGAACAAAATAAAATTGAAAGCAAGCGACAGCTGGATTATCAACGCTGGCAACAGCATTACGATCAATATGAACTAACTGACAATCAATTTATCACAGCAAGTATTGCATTTGGAAATACTTGCAATCTCAAATGTATCACATGTAACTCACACAGTAGCAGTCGCTGGCAGCAGGAATACAGAGAGATATATGATATCGATATTGACAATGTACAGTTTTATCGTGATGACTTTGTTGCTAAGTTTATTGAGCAGGCTCCCAATGTAATACATTTAGATGTTCCTGGCGGAGAACCTTTCCTTAGTGGAGTGTCTGAACAGCAACAGTTATTAAAACACTATGTAGACTCGGGACAAGCAAAAAATATCACTCTACATTATACTACCAATGCAACTTTATTTCCTGACCAACGCTGGTGGGAGTTATGGCAACACTTTAAAGAAGTTGATATGCAACTCAGCATTGATGGCATTGGCGCCAGATATGAATACATACGTTATCCTGGCAATTGGAATACTTTAGTTTCGAATGTATTGCAATACCTTACATATCAATCCGACAGTTTTAGGGTAAGTGTAAGCCACACTGTGAGTGCGTATAACATCTATTATCTTGACGAATTTGTTTCTTGGTGTTACAATATAGGCTTACCAAGGCCGTGGATGGGGCGTGTACATAATCCGCCACATATGAGACCAACTGTTTGGGAACCAATGGTTAAACAAAAAATTGTAAATTATTTAAGTAGTAGTTCAGATTCAGACGTACAAAACTGGGCCAAGTTAGTTGAGCAAAACGACGACAGTAATATGTTTGAGGAATTTTGTCTACGATTACACCAGCACGACCAATATAGAAACACAAATTTTGCCACAACGTTTCCAGAATTAGCACTATACATATGAAACAGGCAACAATAGTAATTCGAGACGAAGTAAACATCAAAGTTGAAGGGCTTGAACTTGATGCTCGCCGTGCGCTGGTTAATGCATTTAAATATGACGTACCAGGCGCCCGTTATTTGCCTGCTGTTAGACTAGGACGCTGGGACGGCAAGGTCAGTTACTTCCAACTTGGTGGTAGCACTTATGTAAACTTGTTACCCGAGATCATCCCTATACTAGAAAAGTTCAACTACGACATTGAACTAGACGACCAACGTGAGTACTCTACTGTGTTTGACTTTACACAGATCCGAGAAGATTCGTTTGCGCACAAGTTATGGCCCGAGACACATCCAATGGCCGGTGAACCGGTGGTACTGCGTGACTACCAAGTAGAGATTATAAACAACTTCCTGGGCAATCCGCAATGCATACAAGAAGTGGCCACAGGTGCAGGTAAGACACTGATCACTGCCGCATTAAGTTTAAGCATAGAGCCTTATGGACGCAGTATCGTTATTGTGCCCAACAAGAGTTTGGTTACGCAGACAGAAGCAGACTACAAGAACTTGGGCTTGGATGTTGGTGTTTACTTTGGTGATCGTAAAGAACATGGTCGGACGCACACTATATGCACTTGGCAAAGTTTAAATGTGTTGATGAAGAACACAAAGAACGGTGTAGCAGATGTTACTATACAAGACTTCATCGAGGACGTGGTATGTGTGATGGTAGACGAAGTACACATGGCCAAGGCAGATGCACTTAAATCCTTGTTGACTGGCATCATGGCTAAAGTGCCAATTCGCTGGGGGTTGACCGGAACTGTGCCCAAAGAGCCATTTGAATTCCAAGCATTAAAATGCAGCCTTGGTCCTGTCATTAGCCAACTCTCAGCAAGTGAACTACAGGATCGTGGTGTGCTGGCGCAGTGTCATGTGAACATTGTGCAGTTGGTAGACCACGCAGAGTTTAGTAATTATCAAAGTGAGTTGAAGTTCTTGCTGGAAGAGCCGGACAGACTCACTGCCATTGCCAACTTGGTGTCACATGTCAACGACACAGGCAATACACTTGTATTGGTAGACCGTGTAGCAGCCGGTCATGCTTTGATTGAACGCCTGGGCGATCGAGCAGTGTTTGTGTCAGGTGCAACAAAAGCAGGAGCAAGACAAGATGAATATGACGAAGTGGCCACCAGTACTGGCAAGATTATTGTGGCGACTTACGGTGTGGCCGCTGTGGGTATTAATATTCCAAGGATTTTTAATTTGGTTCTTCTTGAACCCGGAAAGAGCTTTGTCCGTGTTATACAGTCAATTGGGCGCGGCATTAGAAAAGCGGAAGACAAAGACCATGTAGAGATCTGGGACATAACCAGCACTTGTAAATTTGCCAAACGACACTTGACCAAACGCAAAGTATTTTATCGTGATGCAAACTACCCGTTCTCGCAGGAGAAGTTGGAATGGAAATGACACAGCCGGAACCACTCAAATGTTTTTTCTTAGAACACGGGTATAACAATTTAAATTCATCTGCGTGTTGTGAACTAACAAATTCGTTTCCATCGGCTGTTAATTTTGCTAGCTTACATAACAACAAGAGTTTTGTTGAGATAAAACAAAGCATGGACGCTGGAATTTGGCATAGTGCATGTGAACGATGTCGCATGACTGAAGCATCACCAAACACACAGGCCCAATCAAAAAGACAAGGGTCATTAAAAAAATATACGTTTTCGAATTATAATAAAAATGCTGGACTGATTGATTTGCAACTGGCACCAGGTTACCTCTGCAATCTTCAATGCCGTACATGCAACCCGTATTTGAGCAGTAGCTGGGTCAAAGAAGATATCGAATTGCCCGGTGCTCTTTCTAGAACACCACGCGATAGTTTTAGTATTCCAATAAAAGTTAATCGGCAATCAATGCTTGATTACAACACCAGCTGGACAGGCGTCAAGTATGTAAATTTTGTCGGCGGCGAACCATTGTATAATCCTGAGTTTTATACAGCACTGGCAAAGTTGTTAGCTGATACTGATGGTGACTGCGAGCTTGCACTTACTACAAATGGTACAGTCTTGCTAGACCTAGACAAGTATCAATTGTTATCTAACTTTAAGCGTGTTTATTTGACTGTAAGTATTGATTCCATTGGTGCCAGCGCAGAATTTATACGAACTGGTGTCACCTGGAGTAAAGTGGTAAAGAATATAGAATTTTATAAATCATCTCAAATGTTCAGTAACGCAATCAATTTTCATTTGACAAACAGTGTTCTAAATATGTTCGAAACACACCCAGCATTAGAATGGCTAGAGTCAATGGAAATACCAAATTGTGGACTAACCACCCACATAAGTGATCCGCAGTATCTGACATACAACATATTAACTGACCTTGAAAAACAGGTGCTAGTAAAGCGTCTAACAGGAACCAAAGCCGATTATATTGCATCGGTGCTGCCTAGTTACCAGCATAGTCCTGCTGATAGATCAAACTTTTTTCAATTCATGGAGCATACAAAAAACTATCATGGCCAGGATTGGAAAGATTATTTGCCGGAGTTGTATTCTCTTATGAATTAACATTTACGTATTATGGAAAAAACAAAGCCCAGATTACTAGTAGTAGGAGACAGCTTCTTTTCAGTTGACTCCAAATTTCCCGGACAGCATTGGTCAGAAATGCTGCCCGACTATCAAGTGATAAATTGTGCATACCCTGGCAATTCCATTGGCATAATACTACATGATCTAATTGACGGCCTAAAGCACAGTCCCGACGCTGTGGTCATTGGGTTTACTAATCCTGGCAGGATTGAATTTGAAAACACCCATGTTGAGGTTAATCGACAGTGGATAACCAATCAACACCGGCATCTGCTAAATCAGGACCAGAAATTGTTAATGACCTTGCGTCAGTCGTTGACAAACCCTGTGTGGGAAAACTTTAGTGCATTTTGGCAAATTGTTGGCGCTTTGTCTGTGTTAAAGAATCAGAATATTCCTTTTGTTTACTCGCTGGGCATATATCAACAGTTAATGGCAGTCACTGAACTGTTGATCCAACACAGTGATGTAGTAAACACTCAACTGTCTAGATTTGCATTGCATGAAATTGAATTGAATTTGGCCACATACCCGTTAGAGCTACAAACAAATTTTAATCCTTTGTTCCATGTTCCAGATCCGGACTGGCAATCAAGATTTGCCAACGAAGTAATAACAAAGTTAAAAACACTTGACATTTGATCCTTTATACTGTATTATACACATATGAGAATTCTAACACTTGACCAAAACAGAGCCTACGACCTCGACCATCTTCCAGAGGAAGTTGAAGACATGAGGTTTGCTATATTTGACAACAGTGATCCCAAAGATCCCGACTATCATTATATTCCACTTATCTTTTTAGAAAGTTTTAATGCCCCTGCGTTAGTACTACAAATTGGCGAACATAAAATCCGTATGCCCATGGACTGGCAGGTGCTGATTGGTGAGCCCGAAGTAGGTGACCTTGAAGTGCTGCCATTGACCAGTATCAACGATCGTGGGTTTAAAGTGTTCCAGTTCAATCCACTCAGCAGTTTCCGTCCAAGTTTCCCAACCATTGAAATTGTGGATGTGTATCACGAAGTGGCCTGGTATGCACCCAAACTAAAGAATGGACAGATGTTGTGTATTCCATTGAGTGATGATCCCAAGCCGGACTGTGTGTACTTTGTCAAAGACATCAGTCGTAACTGCGAGATTGTGGACTATGACAAGGCCTGGTAATGAGCGATAAACTAAACATTGCCAATGAGATGCGACAGTTTGATCGTAAGAACCGAGACTTTTACAATGAGCTTTCAGATGAAGAACGCAAGAAATTTTCAAACTTTTTAATGTTGCGATGGGGCAGTGCAGTAGAAGGTTCAAGAGAACTGCAGGAGTTTTATGTTATTGCACTTAACGAACGCTTTAACAAGCATTTCTTTACACTAAGCCGGCACCCTGGTCTGCAATGGCTGTGTGCCACAACAGTGAGTCCTGACATGGGAACACCACGTCATATCTGGATTGCTCCTAAGAAAAAAGAACCTGGTGCCAGTGGCATACGAAAACAACTGGCAGAACTGTATCCGCATTTAAAAGATGATGACATTGCAGTGCTGGCATCCATCACTACCAAAAAAGAAATTGATGAGCATTTAAAGTTATCAGGTCAAGACACTAAAAAATGACCTACACCTGTCAGTATTGTCGGAAAGACTTTGTCAAGGAAACAAGCCTGACGGTGCATAGCTGTGAGCCACGCAGACGTAGACAAGAAAGGTCAGAGCGCGGTGTAGAACTGGGCTTTCAAGCCTACATTAAGTTTTATGAAATGACACAGGGCAGTGCCAAACTAAAGTCATTTGATGACTTTGCTGATTCTCCCTACTACAAGGCATTTGTAAAATTTGGTCGATACTGTGTGGCCATACGTGCTATCAATCCTGCACGTTTTATGGAATGGGTTCTCAAACAAAACAAAAAAATTGATCACTGGTGTCGTGATGCTGTATACACAGAATACCTGATATACTATGTGCAAGTAGAAAACATCAATGATGCATTGGCTCGAGCGATGGAGTACGGTATTGACTGGGCAGAGAAAACAGGCAACCCTGCTCAAGATTGTTTGCGTTATGGCGGTACCAATGCCACTGTGTATGCAGTTACAACAGGCCGCATTAGTCCTTGGGTAATTTACAACTCAGAGTCTGGACAAAAGTTTTTAAGTACATTAGACGCTGGGCAGATTGCCATGGTATGGCCTTATATTGACAGTGACGTATGGCAGAAAAAGTTTACGGATTACACCGCAGACCAAGAGTATGCCAAAGAAATATTAACGCAGGCAGGTTGGTAATGAGCGCAGATATTGACATTGACTTTGCAGATCGCAATCAACTGCTTGAATTAATTTGGCATACACCTGCACGGCAAACGGTACAAGGTCAAGTACGTCGTCACAACTCTGGTGTGTATGTGACAGACATTCCACAAGATCCTGTGCATCGTTGTGCGGCCATAGATTATGAACAGGCAGAACAGTTGGGGTATTTTAAAATTGACTTGTTAAACATGAGTGTTTATCAGTTGGTTACCAGTCCAGAGCACTATGCCATGGCAGTCACCACAGAACCTGCATGGAGCAGATTATGGCAAGAACCAGAATGGGCTCAGCAGTTGGCACACGTGGGTAACTACACTGATTTATTAAAAGAAATGCAGCCAGATAGTATTCCAAGAATGGCAGCATTTATCAGTATCATTCGTCCTGGCAAAGCACACTTGCAACGACAACCCTGGGACGTGGTATTCGACTCTGTATGGGATGGTGACGAAAGTCGAGGCTACACATTTAAAAAGAGCCACGCAATCAGTTACGCAGCCTTGGTAGCATTACACATGAACCTGCTCAGTCCATCCGTCGCACAAGCGTAATGCTTTTGCGTTTGCCTTTTTTCAGTGCAATATCAGCAAGGCTACACACCGGGCCATGCAGTATTTCCAAATCTTTATTGGCAAATGTACGTAGACAAGGTCGAAATACGTCCCAGTCTTTCTTCAGGAAGATGTTGATGGGAATACTTCTATTGCTTTCCCACCACCAAGCATTGGCCAACTCTAGAAATCTTTGTTTCAGCACAGGGTCGTGTATGCTGCCAAAGTCGTATATGGTGGTAACTGACACGTCTTGATTCTGCACAATACCCACGTACTCCGTGGAAGCATATACACACAGTGTAATAAAGGGGTATTGTTCGCTGAGTTTAGTAAAGATATCATTGGCCATCGGTGGTATTTATACCGTGC